AATGCTGACAACTACTGCGAAGTAGACGAACCGAAAACAAGCATCATCGTCCGAAAGGGAACATCAGGTGACTGACAAAAAGCTAGAAACAATGTATAAAGCCCTTAATGAGCCTTTCCCGCCCGAAATGGAGCGCACGCTCACTAAGAGTGGTACAAAACTAACATATATACCAGTAAGTGAGGTAATTACTCGTCTTAATAAAGTTCTTGGTTCGTCATCTTGGGACTTTAAGATTAATTCATGTCAACGTGATGCGATTGATCCAGACTTCATCGTTGCTCACGTTACGTTGCGGGTGTGGTTCAACCTAGGCACTGGCGGTACGAACACAGTTTGTGAGCGAGACGGCATCGGTGGGCAAAAGATCAAGCGCACACGTTCCGGGCGACATTGTTGACCTTGGGGACGAGATGAAGGGCGCCGTGTCTGATGCAGCTGGAAAAACGAGCACAAACACTTGGTATTGGTCTTTATCTTGCTCGCTCTGAAGAGGCAATGGAGATTGAAGAGGCCCTTGAGGTACCGAAGGTGTCAGACGGAATTGAAACTCTCTGGAATAACTTTATTGATCTGTCAAAGTCACTAGACTCAACTAAAAAGAAAGCGCTTAATGACTTTTGGGTCCCAGTTTCTCCGATAGGCAAAGCCAAAGCCAACTCGAACTTCTGCTACCGTCGCAGACCTTGAAGCTCTAATTGCAAATCCAGTTCAACTCAAATTTGATGGAATTACAGTAGATGAGTGACGAGATACTCCAAGCACCTGAGTATCTGTTCGCCGTCATAAAATGGCGCATTCAGGCAGTGTCCTACTCCGGCTCGAGCTACAAGCCACAGTGATAAAATTCAGGCAGGAGCCAACCGAAGAGACCCTTTCTTTGGTAATTTTGTTCATGATGTGCTTGAAGTGTTTTATGCGGTACCCGCAGCTGATAGCGACTATCGGCACGGCTAAAGCGCTGAGCGCAACCACCTGGAGTGACTTCAGCTGGCAGGAACGAGTTACGCCATACCTTTAAGAAGATGTCTCTTAATGCATTTCGCTGGAATGCTTGGTGGTGTGTCAACCTTTTCAAAATTGAGGAGTCCAGTAGTAACACAGCCAGCCGGAATTGAAGATGAGGTAATAGGCGAAATATCTGGCATTAAAATGCGTGGCTTTATTGACCGATGGGCAGATGATGGAGAGTTTATTTTTCTGACTATAAAACTGGAAAGACACCACAGGCTCGCTACTCAAAACCAAAGTTCTTTCAGTTAATTGTTTATGCTCACCTCTTCGGTGAGATGAAACAAAAGCAAGTAACCAATTTAAATCTTCTGTATTTGAAAGATGCAACTCATCTTCAAATGACTCCTACTCCAGAGGAGATGGAAGACGTTGCGGTAACTATCCGTGGCGTTAAAGATGACATAGATGCTCGATGCGTAAGCGGGCCAATGGGAGGCGGTGCCGAGCATTTTATGCGACTGGTGTTCATATAAGAAAACTATTTGCACGTATTGGACAAAATAATGAACGATGATGCATTTGACCGTATAGTAGCAGAAGACGTAAAAAATAAAATTTCAATGTCGCAACGAGCAATACTCCGTGCGCCAGAAAATTACCAGCGCTGGCAACGAGCCCTACTTGCTCTACTGTCTAACATTGATGGGCAGATAGAGGATATATCTGCCAGATCGGGACACAGATAAGTTCGGCGTTATACCGAGCTTGGTAGGGACGGATCGTCGGCTGTTAACGGAGGCTATGCGTGACTATGATAGCCGGCTTAAGAAGATTGAACGCTTTAAGTTCCATGTATCTGAAGCGCCTTGATGAAGTGACAGCCCTAATTGAAAAAGGTGATACATCTATTTCAATTGATGTTGAGTTATTAGCATCAGCAATTCGTAAGCACGTAGTCAATGTTTCATAATTTTGGCCTAGAAGCCACGCCGATAGATAAAGCTCTATGGTCTGTGCTTGAAAACCAGTGGCTCTTTGACTCAATATCAGAGACGGATACGCTTAGACTCTTGTGAGGCATAGGTCAAAGAAAAAGAAGCTGAATATAGACTGCGACGTCCACTCGTTGAGCGCCTACATGTCTGAGCGACCATGGTGTGAAGCGTGTCCTATATTTGCGCAAGTCATGATGGGCTATCGCTATATAAACGCAACCCGTCACATGATGTGCACGAAATGGTTCAGACGGTCACAAGGTGGCTCTATTTTTGGACGAGCAAAACCTACTTTGTGTGCGCAGGTCTCTATCATAAGCAGAATTGGCAATTTACCCTCGATCAGCGTTTTGACCTTGGATTAGCTAAGAGGGGCTGGGAACGATGACATTTCTGGGCCTAGATCTTTGCACTCACCTCTACTGGTATTTCAATAGATGGAAACACGTCATTTAATCACGAACTAAATTAAAAGATGTTGAGCGCCTTAATTATGTATCTAACGAGATAGTTAAGTTGTGCATATTACGCAATGTTTGCCTAGTTGGCATTGAAGGATATTAGTTTCGTCACAGTCACAGCCAGCGCTCACAGCATTGGTGAACTTGGTGGTGTGGTGAGGTTGCGTTTGTGGGAAAACTCAATTCCATATATTGACATTCCACCCACCTGTAGGGCAAAGTTTGCGACAGGAAGGGGAAACGCAAGCAAGGAGAGGTTATATCTGCTATATCAGCTAAGACCGATACGTGTTCGCTGGGGCTGGTGGAAATGACGAATGCGATGCGTGGGTACTTGAGCAGATGCTCCTAACCAAGGCAGGCAGATCTAGTATTCCTTGGAGTAAAGCATCAATAGAAGCGTTGGAAAAAATTAATTGGTCGGCTATGAAAGGAGTTATTGAGTGAATATCGGCAGGAATGTGCCAATTAGCCAAGTTGACGTGAGAACGAGATGATGCGCCTACTGAGGCCTTCTGGAGGATGAAACTGAATCATACGAGTCATTAGCAGAAGCGCAAGCTAAAAAAGAAGCATTATATAAATCTAATTGGGCTAAAGAGTATCTTGCAACTAAAGGATCAATTAAAGAACGTGAGGCATGGGCAGACTATCGTTTGTCGCAGGAAAGTTTTGATTACAAAATTGCGGAAGCGATGGTTAAATCAAAACGGGAGTTGCTGACGTCTTTGCGAACTAGTATTGATGCACTACGAACTCTAAACGCTAATGTTCGTTTCCAGGTGAGCTCATGACAAACATACATCCAAGCTTGTCGGCAATGGCCATTGATATTGATTTACTAGTTCCACTCGCTAATAATCCGCGTGTCGGCAATGTTGATGCGATAATGGCATCTTATTCTGAATTTGGCCAGGTTAAACCAATTGTTATTAAGGCCAATGGTGATGGAACAAGCACCGTAATAGCTGGAAACCATCAGCTTGAGGCGGCCAAGCGTTTAGGTTGGACGGAGATCGCCGCTGTTGAACTTAGCGGAGATGATGCTCGAGCTATTGCATTTGCGTTAGCTGATAACAGGACTATGGAGTTGGGGCATACAGACCCAGAACTCTTAAATGTGATGCTTGCAGACATCACTGATATCTATCCAGAGCTTATGGACGATCTCGGCTGGGATGATTTTGAAATGGCCGCAATGAGTGAGCAGATTAAACGACTGAGCGCTAACGACATCTTGTCTGATGGATATGTGCCACCACAGATTGTTAACCCATTTATCCCTAACGAAGATAAATCACCAACTATTAAGCCGATTGAACAAGTTGACGTAGCAACAGCTGTGCAAGTTGGGGCAAGCTGGAGTATCAGCCGGTGCAAAAGCGGTTGTACAGTACACACTCATATTTGACGACGCAGAACAACAGCGTCGGTGGTATGACTTTATACGTTTCTTGAAAAATTCCAATGTCTACGAGGGAGACACAACCGCTCAGCGGTTGATGATGTTTATAGATGCACATACAGAGATTTAAAACATACCTAGATGGTGACGGATCAGAAGACATTTCTAGCTTTGTTAAGTGGTCCGATATTCACAAGCTTCAGATGGTAATTGTTTATGATGGCACTAATGATCATGCGTGGACTGTTACGTTTGCCGATCCAAATGGCGAACAGGTAATTGTTGGTAGTGGTCAACATGAGGTGCTAGCTGTTGCACTCTATGCCGCATTTACAAAAGCACGTTTAAATGTAAAGCCAAGTAAATGACACGTCAGCGTCACTTTTTAGACATATCTTGTGTTAAATGCTGTCTATAGAGCGCATGCGTCATGTCTACGATACGTTTGACACCGTTTGCGTTCAGTTTTCTGGCGGCAAAGATAGTACCGCCGTTCTATATCTAGCAAAAGAAATACATGAAGAACGCTGGGCTCGGGCCGGTCAAAGTCATATTTCGTGATGAAGAAATGGTCAGTCCAATCGTCATTGACTTTATTAATGAGGTTCGGAATTATGACTGGGTAGATATGGAGTGGTATTGCTTGCCACAAGGTCAAGAAATATGGGTTTTAGGCCGCCGAGAGTATTGTCTTCTATGGTCTGAAAAGCGCCGTAAGCAAAAACGGCTTGTACGTGATATTCCAGAGTGGGCTATAAGGGCTGAGCACTTTGGCCTTGATCCAAATAAGAAGATTCCACAATCCATTGACTACTACACAATGCAGGGTAAAAAGGGACGAGTTGCCTTTATAACTGGCGTACGTGCCAATGAGTCAATGATTCGTTACAGGTCATGTGTGCAAAAACTTCACGAAAACTACATAGTCATTCCATATAAAATGAAATCTAATATACCTTTGCGTTTCGCCAAGGTGATTTATGATTGGACGACTGATGATGTGCTCAAATTTATTACTGAAGAGCACCAAGCGAGTTATTGCAAATATTACGACCTTGCCAGTCTTACGGGAAGTAATACTTGCGTGGGTATTCCACTCCATGCTGTTGCGATTAGGCGAATCGGTGACGTTGTGGCAACAGAGCCAGAGTTCTACGACAGACTCACCGAATGCTTCCCCCAAGTAGATGCGCAAAGGCGTTGGTGGCCCGATTTTGATATTGAAAAAGTAATAATGACTTATGCCCGTGAGGAATGGTCTGGCGTCCGAGCGTGCATTGAGGACAACATTTTGACGTATGGGCTACGTAATCGCTGCAATGGCTTTCGCATCCGAGTTTAGGAAAAAGCACCGAAAAGATCCACGGTCATACCCAATACATTGGCTAATACGAAACATTCTAATGAATGAATTCAATATTACTTCGGTAAACCCAATAGGACCTGGGACCAAGGCGTACAACCTAGAAATGCAACTATCGCAAGAAATGGCCGAGCTTGATGCTCTTGACTATCAGGATGATTCACGATGAAAATTGAGTATGTCCGTTGGGATTCAATAAGGCCGGCGCCATGGCGAGCTACGCATTGCCTAAAGGTAGATCTGCAGATCTTGGCGGACTCCATTTTAGATTATGGATGGTATGCCCCAATAATTGTAAAAAGGACTCATCGGAGATTATTGATGGCTTTCATCGTTGGGTATGTGCGCAGACAGACAAGCGAATTTTGAAACGAGATAAAAATTTAGTTCCAGTAATATTTGAAGATGTTGATAAAATTGATGCAATGCTTATGCATATCCGCTTAAATCGAGAGGCGTGCGGTCAACTGTATTGCTTACTATATGTCAAATATTGTTCGTGAGCTGTTTCACTCACGCAAGTACTCAGAGGACCAGCTAAAAGAAATGCTGAATATGAGTTATGCAGAGATTACGCTCATGCTGGATGGATCAGTGCTGAAGACACGCAATATCAAGGAACACAAATATTCACGTGCTTGGGTGCCTATTGAGGCGCCAGCTGGTACTCTGGATCAGGATGAGATGCTAACTATTGAGCGACCGCCGAATAAAGATCGGTAACTGGATTTGACACTTAAAAGTGGTAATCTAGGCTTGTTTCTTTGGTGGAGGACTAATGATTCAGCCTGGTGATGTTGAAGACGAAGAGCTTGATGGTGAACAGAAGCCTTCATGGTGGCGTCGTGCTGTCGCCTATACATTGAGACGAATTGCCGACCGTGTCCAATATGGTCGTGGCCAACGTGTTCGTACCCAGCGTGGCGAAGGTCGTGCTTTAGCACGCGCAGGAAGAACATACTGACTCGCCTGGCGTAATCGGAGGTAACAAATGCTGGTTAGCATTGCTGAACTTAAAACATATATGGACATTAGCCTCACGAACCGGCAGGAAGATGCGGCCGAGATGGTCCTTGAGGGACTTCAGAGCGAGCTTGAATCGTACTTAAATCGGCCAATTGAGGTTGCTGAGTTTACTGAAGAGCACGTTATTTCAAGTGAATTCCAAGGAGTACCAGCTTCATCATTTTTTATGATTACAGCCTTGATGTAACGGGTCAGATTCTTCCATATACATGCAACCGCCAGCTTGATTTACTTGCGTAATACACCAGTTGCGTCTGTCTCATCGGTTACGCTCCGTAATCCAGAAGGTGATCCAGTTCTACAGACTCCAGAACGTGACTATATTGTAAAACGCTACGGCTTGGAACTCTATAGAGGGTTCCCTGAATGATGTTGTTACTGTTGAATATACAGCTGGTCTTGATGGACCAGAAATAAAAGTATTTAAAATTATGATCCTACGTGCCAGGACTTTGAGAAATGCAAAACATGCATGATGACGTTGTTGGAGTCAAGGACCTTAACCCACGTAACGTTGCTCCGTTGGAGACGGGATTCTTGGAAAAAGAGCTAATTGCTGTTAAAAAATATAAGCGTCGTAGGATTGCATAATGAGCTTTGATATGTCGGCTCGGATGAATGCTCAGGAGGCTTACGACAAGTTAGCCGCAATGGAACTCCGATCCAAAAATTTCTTCCCCATTTTTGAAAAAGTACTGACTGATGCTTCAGGCGGTGGAAATGCTGAGAACTTTGGCCTTGGTGGTCTCCCAGCCGGCGGATGGGCTCCATTGAGCCCAGTTTATGGAGCATGGAAGGCAATTAGGTTCCCAGGCGCTCCTCCAATGGTACGCACTGGTCGTTTGTTTGCAAGTTTAATTGACTTGCGCGGACCAGAAAATAGTATTAGGCCGAAATCTGCAACATTTGGTACGGAAGTTGAGTACGCAAAGTTCCATCAATATGGAACAACCAAAATGCCTAAACGTAAGATAGTATTTGAGCCAGTCGGATTTTCGCTAAAAACATCCGAAGATATGGCTCTTGGGTTGCCCATGGGGAGGTCGCATAATGGCTGAACTAATGTTTGGGGCGCACTTTGCTAAGCAATATGTCAATGATTACTTAAAAGTAGATATTCCACGGCGACTGATTGCCTACCGCAATGGGTGGAATTTAGATAGTTATAAGTTGCCAGACCCCGAAGAATACTTAACATATGAGCCATTAGCTCTGGACAAGTGGCCATCAATCATCACCGTTGCCCTATCTGGAAGATCCTTCAATAGGGTTGGCTTTGAAGCAGAGGATCCTTTTTACCACGTTACGTACTCTATGCGTACGTATGTTTGGGTGAGGACTGAGGGTTCAGAAGACGTAACCATAATGAGAGATAGATTGACAACCGTTGTTCGTTCGGCACTAATGGATCGGCCATGTTTAAATCGCAATCAAAATCTCCGCAACTCTTATTTAGATGAGGCTACTATCTCAGAAGAGTATTCCGACCTAACGCTTCTTAAGGGTGATCGTGTCCTGCAGCCGGCGCATACATAGCGTATGATTTACGTCTAGATGAAGTTATAGCTCGGGACAATATTGGGATTCTCAATAACATTGATACCGAGATTATGACAATGGCTGAATTGCAGGAGTCGTAAAATGGGAATGTTCATACCACTACAGTCAATAGAGGTAGTAGACGATCAGCAATATGCTGGCATGACGCAAGTTGTCAACATACACACCAAGACGATTCTTGCTTGCGAAGAGGGTTCAGTATCTACGTCCAGACGAGGTTGCCTTAGTAGCCTCGGGCAGTCAGATATTGCAAGACTGTATAGATAAGAATTGGCTAATAGTTATTAACGTTATTGATGGTGAAAGAGTTCCACCGCCGGTAACCACAAAGAAGAAGAAGGCAACTACGCCACCTGCGGAGAATAGCTGAATCCACGGAAGAAGCTACTCCAGAGGCTTGAGCAAGTTGAAGAAGTTGCGCCAGAGCAACAAGAAGAGTCACTATAATCAAGTAGGTTTTAAGTGCGCCAATTCCTTTAAAGGGAGCCAGAGGAAAGAAATGCCAGGCATAGTAGTAAGTACAGCGGTTAGAGTTGGTCCAACAAATACCAACGTCACGCCAACAGCGACCGCGTTTTTCACTGGTGTTGCTCAGCGTGGTCCATCGGGCGTAGCGCGACTTCATCAGCAAGTTCTTGGCTGATTACGAAGCAATTTATGGTGAATATGTTGCTGACGGATATCTACATCAATCTGTAAAAACATTACTTTGAAGAGGTGGAGTGCTTGCCGTTGTATCTGTCACGTGCAACAGCCGACAGGCGGCAGCCAAGGCAACCCTTTCACTAGCAGACACAGCTACGCCAGGAGTCACCTGCATAGTTCTTACCGCTGCTGGATCAGGAACATGGGCAAACTCAGGCGGTTTGCAGGCAAGAGTCGTTGCTGGCCCTGTTGGTACTACTCGTAGAGTTGAAATCCTGCTGAGCGGAACAGTTGTCTCATAGAACTGCTTACCATTCAACACGGTCAGACATTGTTGGATGAGATCAACAACAGTTCTGTAGTCGCACGTATATGTTACGGACGATAATGGTGGCTCTTCAGTTATTCCAGTCGTCGTTACAGCGACAAACTTTACTGGTGGTAATAATGGAACCGTAATTGACGGTGACAATATCGCTACTGCTGTAAGCGACGGTTTCTTGCCCAGACTACGGTCCTGGTTGTGTTGCTGCGCCAGGTTTCGTTGATGCTTCAACATATACCGCCCTCAGGAATCATGCGGCTGCAAACAATAGAATTGCACTGCTAGGTGTTGCAGAAGGCTCAAACGTAGCATCGGCTATATCTACAGCCTCAACCTACGTTGGCGAGGGAAGTGGCGAAGAGTGCGTTGGATTCTTCTACCCTTGGGTCAAGATCCCAACTACTGGCTCCTTAACAGAAACAATTCCGTGTGAGGGATTTGTTGCGCAAAGCGTGCAGAGGTACAAAATACTTACGGCGCATGGTATCCATATGCTGGAGAGCAGGCAAAGGCGAAATACGTTGTAGGCCTAGAGCGAGCAATTTCAAAAGACGACGTTAATACGCTGGCTGATGGATATATAAATCCGCTACGTGTCGTCAACGGAAGCATTCGCGTCTACGGAGCAAGAACAATCTCCACCGATGACCTAAATTACAAGTTTCTCAATTCAAAAGAAACTCTTAATCTCATCACTAATCAAGCAGAAACAGCACTTGAGCAATTCATTTTTAGACCGATTGACGGTCGTGGCGCAGTATTTGCCGAGATTGGATCAGCATTGACTGGCATTATGGAGAGAATTAGAGCTGCTGGTGGCCTATATGAGCTAATAGGGGCTGATGGTGCCGTCATTGACAATGGCTATACAGTTGTCGTAAATGACTCAATAAATCCACTAACACAGCTTGCTGAGGGCACAATTAAGGCAAAAGTTGGTGCTCAAGTTTCAAGCATTGGTGAAGTTATTGAACTTGAAATTACAAAATCCACACTAACAGCAACGCTTGTCTGATAGGGAGAAATTAAAATGGCAAAAGCATTTATGGCGCAACGCCAAATTTTGGCGAAAATATCACCAATTGGCGGTGACGTAGCTGGTCAAACACGCACCGAAAATCTTGCCCAAGCATCTGGCGGCGAAGTTACGGCATCGGTTGAAAAAATTTATGTTGGTGGCGAGGCATTTCCGTTTGTACTTTGCGCTCCAGCAGAAACGGCGACCTGACGCTAACTGCGCACTATTCCAGAGACGATCGATCATCACTTAAGCAATGGCGTGCTGGTGTTGGTAAGACATATTATCAGGTTGATATTTATGATACTGACTGTGGACTAGTTTCAAAGCAGACACAGCGCTCATATCCATCTTGCTTGCTTGTAGGTCTAACCGAACCAGATGGAGACTCGTCATCGGCGCTCCAGCAACATTCACATTGACATTTGCGGTATCTGGGTCAACTGGAACCGTCTAAACAGTAAACCTACGCTATAAATGGGGGCTGCTACCGTAGCCCCCATTTTGCATGCTAGGGTTTGCGCATGAGCGATTCATTCTATTCAGTAAATAACGATAAGTCCGACAATGAGCTAGTTCTTGATAAGCTCAAAGCCATTGTTTCTAAAAAGTTGAACGCCCCGAGGTATTTATTGAAGTACCAGAGCGGCCAGGTGTCAAGCTCTTGATCAGCCCCAATATCACTCAGCAACGTCAAAAGCATGGCAGAAGAACTCTGGGTCAGAATCAAAGACAGGAATTGACGCAACTAAGTTTGCTTGTCAAGTGATTGGTCATACGACGGTTGGCGTCTATCTCAATGATGAAGAAGTATTTGAGAATGGTCAGCCACTTGGTTTTCGCATCTCCGTCAATTTTAGAAATGACTGGCGCAACACGTGCTCTCCCTGATGCAGTTCAGCTGTTTTTTGGCATAGATCCACACGTAGAAGGCAAGCCTTTGGCGATCTTGGATGCCGCCAGGTAACGGCGACACGATTGAAACAGTCAAAGAAAACCCTACGAAGCAGTCCTAGCTGAACTTACCGAGGATCCTCGCATTCAGACCGCTGCGAGACTTGGTAAAGCGTTTGGGACTGACCCTATTCAATTACTTAACTGTACAGAAGATGAATGGTTAATTCGCTATGCCTGCGCCAAAGCTATTGAGGCAGACGCGAGAGGAAGAAGCCTCAAACATCGCTAAATATCGGGGTAAACCTTAATCCAGGGGTTAAAACGTCATGGCCGCGCGCCGTAACAATAACTATTGACGTTGACGCAAAAACTGGTGCAATAGCTAAAACAGCAAGCCGAGATGAAAGCTCTTGGAAACAAGAGTTGATTCACTAAATACACGTACTAATCGGTTAACTGGGTCAATGAATGCCCAAGACAAGTCTATGCAGAATTTGCAAAAAGACTTCAACAAGCTTAATAAGCATATGGGCAAAACGGGTGGCAATATGTCGTTACTGACCAAATTCAGCACTGCCGTTAATGTCGCAGTTATTGGTTTAGGTATTGAATTGCGGCTACAGCCCTGTCGTTGGTCAGCATTAACGCTGCCATCCAATCTGGCAAGATAGCCGTTAAGTCATACCACGCAGTCATGGGTGGTTTATCTGCAGTTGTAGCTGCTGTTGGAGTAGGTCTATCAACCTTCGGCCTGGCTCAGCGGGAATATAACGCTTCGCTCTATGCATATCAAATGAAGTCAATGCCGGCGCTTGGATCTGGATTGAACCAGTCAATGGCGATGCTCGAGACGCTGGCGTCGGATGCGACCATGGCATCATTCGGCGTGCAGGCACTGAGCCAAGCCTTTAGCCGCCGTTTCTAAGACTGGCAGACTACTGGGAGGAGCCTCCAGGTGTTCCGAAGATATCATCGGCAGACTTTTCTCATATGCCGGAGGCGATCCTTGCCAGCATCCGCTGCCAGCTTGCCCAGTTTGTTGGCCTTTTGCAGAAAGAAGGCAAGGTCACAGCTCAAAGTAACGGCCCAGGCGCAAAAGCAATGGGCCCTACATTTGAGAAATCATTTAAAAAACTTAGCAAAGGTAAATCGAGACTGCCGAGGATGTATCTGGTCTTATAAGCCGGCGGCAAACTTGCCGCCAGATGCTGGAGTCAAGGGGCAGGCGGGAGTTTGCGGCGGAACGCTTACTGGCGCGGTTGAAGGTACCATGGACTTGGCACCGCAATTGAGCAATGGCTGCCGATTTCGGCATGCAATTTCTTGAGCCAGTAAAACGTTACATACGTTTAAGCAATTATTTTCACAAACTCTACTTAAGATTACGCCAGAGCTTAAGAAATTTGGTGACGGGCCACTGTTAAAGTTCTTAAACATCTGGCTCGGCCAAAATACTTGATATATCAGTTCAGTTATTTAGACGCTATCTTCCATCTATTGAGGGTGTTGGACAAAAACTAATGAGTTTTGGAAGCAGTGTCTTGCGGTCGTTTAGACAGTGTGCGTGATGCTCTTGACCCGTTACGGAAGGGGTGGATCGGTTGTCATCCAGACATTCGGCAAACCACTTAAAGAAATTTTTCTAGGATTGGCTAGGAACGTTAAGAGTTTTGCCCGTATGGCCGAGGAAAAATAAGCCACAGCTCTTAGCTTTTGGCGAGGCCATGAAGAACGTAGTGACTACGATTATTTGAGTTTGCAAATACATTCAAGAAAGCATTTACTGCCGCCCTACCCACAATCACCAAAGTTGTTGACGGTCTTGCGTTCATTATTGATGCGCTACGTAAGAGTTGTAGATGTCAGTTAGTGGCATGGGTCAAGTGGGCGCTCTTGGAGTTGTTGGCCTTGGAGCTTTAGGCATAGCCAAGGGTCAGACGGTCGAATCGCAAATCAAAAATCGTAAACGTCGCCTAACGCCCGGACAAGCCTCGAATCCTCCAGTTTCGGGCTGAAGGAAATAGTCGCCTATCGCTACTTCCTGGTGGAGGGAATAAATATAGTTGGGCTGACCTTAGGGCTTGGGAAGGGGACGGCGGAATTAGCGTCAAGCCGTGGTGCCGCCAAGGAATGGATTAAACCCGTCGAGCATGTTAAACATGGCTGGCGGGATCGCTATGGCAGAGCTTGGGCCGAAATTATTTGGTCAAGAATCAGCTGGCGCTAACGCAAATGGGCGGCCTTGCTTTGGGACTTGGCGTGAATCCGCTTTTAGCTGGTGGTGGTCGCCTTCTCGGTGCAGGAATGAATGCCACGGACAGCTAAAGGTGGATCATTCCTTACTGGCGCTGGTGGTGCAATGGTTGGTGGGCTAGCTGGTGCAAAAGATTGGTTCAAGCAACAGGTAGCGTAATACCCGGTTTAGGAACAGCTATTGGTGCTGTCAGCGTATCATTGGCGCAGGCGGCGTGAGCGCGATCGTA